TACTTCCTGAGCGAACGCATGGAGCAGATCCAGGACCAGTACGAACGCGACATCGGTGAGAAAATTACCGACCCCACGCGTCTGATCATGATCCAGAACAGGCAATCGGCGTTGTATGAAAAGCGCAACCCTGTGGCTGGCAAAGCCTTTACTCCGCCAAGGGCTTCCAGTGGCCGGCACCGTCGGTTGAATTAAATCAAGGCATTTGCCAACTAAAAACAACTCATTGTAGAATAATTGCGGGCTAGGATCGGAATAATTACCCGCTCTGAAACCGGAGTTCCCTCGACACCGGGAAGCCCCACTTCAAACCAGAGGGAAGCACGATGAGGGATGTGCATTGCCTAAGAGAACACCGGGACAGAAAATCGCGCGGAAGTTATACGAAGCCAGCAATAGGGCGAAGATTCGCGAACGGGCAAATCTCTATTACGCAAAGAATAGGGAAAAGCTTATTGAACAACAGCGTGCCCGCACCGCCGCGAATATCGAGATAGTGAAACAGCAGAGCCGCTTGAGGTACGCCAGGAACCGAGACAAAAGCATTGCGCGATCCAGAGAATGGCATAAAAACAACCGCGAACGAGGTAATGAACTCTCGCGACGGTGGAACGCTGAGCATCCGGAATTGGTGAAAGAAAGGAACGCGAAATGGCAGCGAGAGAATGCCGAGTACGTAAAGCAGCAACGTCGACTACCGGAAAAAGCCGCACGCCAGCGCGAACTTGCGAAACAATGGAGGGATGCAAATAAAGAACATGTTAGGGAGCGGGCCAGAAAGAGTCGAGAAGCCCGTAGATTAGTGCGCAACTCCAGTAGGCGCGCCACGTCAAAATTGTCAGATGGCCGTATAACGTTCAATGAAATAACGCGACTCTGGGATCTCCAACAAGGGCGGTGCATTTTTTTCTCCTCATGCGGGAACCACCTCGACAGGAATCGGAAACATGGTTACCACATTGACCACATTGACCCGCTAAAACCGTACGACAAAGAGCGACAAGCAGGCGGGAATGTAATTGAAAACCTTCAATTGTTGTGCCGCTCATGCAACGCCAGAAAGCATAATCTGGACCCATATGCATTCGCCCAGGCCAACGGTCTTCTCTTCTGTGACATCACGGACGTGGCAGAGCGCCACGCTGGTCGCCGTCGGAAATCTTAGCGCCTCAACACTGGTGCAGGCATGCCGCCGAACAGGCCCATGAGGAGATACAAGACCCAGATGCAAACGCAGACCACCACAAGCACCCTGACGATACGCACAATCGCCGGGTCTATCGCCGGGAACTGCTGAATCGCCCACAGGAGAACGCCAACGACGAGCAGAACGATCACGATCTGGAAAATGAATGCAGGAAACATTTCCGGTTGCCTCCGCTCCGATTATCGGATATTACCCGGAACAAAAAGGTATAGACTGTTCTTTTATGCACCGCCGTTCCCTTTTCGCGAGCCTGCTGGCTTTTCCCGCCGCCGCAATGGCGCGTCTCAGGAAGCCAAAGCGGGTCTATCCACTGGACCAGCCCGAAAGAATAGACAGGGAACTACTGCCGGACTGGGTGAAAACCGATGCCGAGCGAATGAGTACCAGTTTTCCTCCTGGCGGGGAGATCCTAAAATCCTTCGATGCGAGAGATTGGGCCAGAGCCTTTGTAGCACACGCTCAGTGGAATCCGGCAATCCCGCTCGACGAAGAAACCATGACCGGATGGTTCGCGAACGCGCTGATGTGCGGCTACGACGAGCACGCACGAATAGTGGCTCGCAGTGCAGCAACGACCGGATCGACCACGCAGATAATCGCTACGGATTTGTGCGACATCGCTGACAATATCGAAAGGATTCATTCTTAATGCCATTTCCCGCCGCACCGCCCAAACCGCCGCGCGCACCCGCGCCGCCCTCCCGCACGCGTCCGTTCCAACCGGGCAAGACCGCCATGCCGGGGCAGAAGCCGAACTTCCGCAATGTGGGAGGGAAAACGGTCCCGTTTATGGCCGATGGCGGCAGCGGCATGGGCGTGCCCGCTCCGATCGGTGGAGGCGCAGCGCCACCGCCGCCCCCTGCGGTCGATCCAGACCAGGATCAGAACCAAGATATGGGTGCGATGCCGACGCTGAGGCCGGAGTCGGTTTCATACCACGACGAGAAGCAGGAATGTCAGATTTGCGCCAACTATGGGCAGGATGGCACCTGTTCGCTTCTCCGCGTTCAGGTCAGTCCGGAAGGCGGATGCTCGGCATTCGAAGGTCAGGGCGCTACAGACGAAGGCGCTGAAGGCGAGCCGCCGCCGGATATGGGCGAAGGCTCAGGAATGGAAGGAGGCCAGCAGCAGTGAACCACTACCGATCTCTCCAGACCATCGAAGCAATACAGTACACAGGTACGCCCATCCCCGGCGTCACCTGCGAGCCGCAGGCGGATGCAAAAGCCGAAGCCGAGCGCCGCAAGAACAACGGCTGCGATACCGCCCGCGCTCACCTGCCGCACGTTCACGCCAACGTCTCGGGCGGTCTGGTAGTGCTCAAAGAAGGCGACTGGATCACGCCGGTTTACGGTGGCCCGTTCGCCGTTCTCGCGGACGATTACTTTCGCGCCAACTGGGAAGTGCCGATAACGATCATGGAGCCAACGCCTATTGCCGAAGTCCCCCCGCCGGAAAAGACTCCGGAGAGTGGCAAGGCGATCACTGCGGATAAACCAGTCCAGCAGGGGAAGGAAGAGCCAAAGCCAGAACCGGTGGCCGAAATCCCTTCCGAACCAGGCCGAACGACGGCGCCAGCCGGGAAGGCTGGCAAAGTACGTGGAGCCGGCAGTTGACGACGACTCATACGCCAATGCGGTCGCGGATTTTCTCATCCATGTGGCCGATCACATCGAAAAAGACTACCCGGAACTGGCCCACGACTGCCGCAATTACGCCATGACCATGCGCCTGCAGGCAGAGATACGAAAACTACTGAAACCCACGCGGGGCACCCAATGACATCACTGCTCCTGCGATTCCTGCGTTTATTCCCGCATTTCAGAGAACTCGAAGCGCTTGCCGAGATGCGATTGCGCCAGACCGACGAAACGGAACAAATGTGCGTGCGGGCCGAGGCCCGTATCGGGGAACTCGCGGCAGAGAACTGCGGTCTTGTGGACGACCTTACCGCCTGCCGACTGTCGCACGCGGAACTGACCACCGAAAAACTGCTCCTTCAGGACCGGCTGGACAGCGCTATTGCCGACAAGGACCATCTGTGGGCGATGGTCAAAGAGTCGATGAACGGCGAGCGCTACGCACTGAAAAGCCAGGTCAATCATGCCATCCAGCGATCCTCTGGAGGTATTCCGTATCCGGAGGCGCACAGTATGCCGGAGAACGCGGTGCCGCAGGTGCAGGAGCCGGGGCCGGTCGGAAGACGGGCACGGGAACTGCCCTCGCAGGCGGTGGCGCGGCACGACCGGCAAATGATCGAAGAAATGGTCGGGCGGATGGCGAATCGTTCCTGAAATTGACAGGCATTCTGCATATAATTCCAGTTTATTCTCTGATTTACATGTCAGAATAGGCATTTGAAATGCAGATTCTCGGTCCAGAACCAGAAGCCTTAGATAACGCCGAGATAATCAAGCGCTACAGTGGCTCGCTTTCGGAACTTCTGAAGGCCGCTACGGACCCATCGTACGATAACGAGCGCAACTTCCTCCTAGGCCAGGCCAGATACCAGTGGCTTCTCGTTAAAGGCTCGAATCCGGCGCTCGGCTTCAATCAGGCTGGTGATCTCGATTACGTGCCGTTCTCGCCAGGCCAGTCCGAGGAAGAATCCGGCGCCGACGTAAGGCTCTGTCCGCAGGTGAACTTCATCGGCGGCGACGCCTTCAAGTTCATGGCCGTGATGGGTTCGTCTTCCCCCCGCGTGAAAGCCGTGGCCGATGATCTCAGAGACCCGGACAACGTCGCAGTATCGCACTGCGCCGACACTAATATCCGGGACCTGTGGATTAAAAACAAGATCGACCGCAAATGGAAAATTCCGGCGTTCCACATCTATACGACCGGCCCGTGCTTCATCCGCGGTTTCTGGAATACCGATTCCGTGCAGTACGGCGAGTCTGTCGAACCCAAAATCGAAGTGATCGCCGGCCCCGATGGCCTGCCCATGCCGCAGATCGTTGGCACCGAATGCTATGCGAACGGCGATGCCGAAATCAGTTTCCATTCGGTACTCGAAGTGTCTATCCCGTGGGACGCCAAGGAACTCCGCAACAATTTTCTGCGTTGCGAGCGCATGATGTCGAAATGGGCGCTGCTTGCGAAGTACCCCGGCAAGGACGGCGAACCAGGCCCGCTCGATCAGTACCGCTCGGGCGAAGTCCCGGACGACGACAACAACGCTGCGAGTAATGCCGCGGCCGAGGCGGAAGCGGCAACGGCCAGTCCTTCGGGCAGCGGCGGGAAGAAACTGAACGACTGGCGGTTCAACGAGTGGTGGATACCGCCGCACTTGTTCGAAGCTGTTCTTTCCGAAGAAGCCCGCACGGCATTCAGGCGTCAGTTCGGGCGCGGCCTGTATGTCGCCCGCGCCGGCAGCGTGGTGCTCGAAATCGACGAGCGCGAAGTCACCGACGAATGGACCGTCTGCCCGGTGAACCGCGGCGAGAAGATCATGGAGCGGCCGATCTGCGCCGACGGAGTCTCAAGCCACAAATTCATCCAGGATCTTTACGGGATGTCGCTCGAAACTATCCTCAGGTCGATCACCCAGACCATCATCGACAGCACGGTGATCGACCGCGAGGCCATGTCGAACAAAGAGGCGATTCCCGCCGAAATCATCCTGACCACCCTGCCGGTGGACGGCGATATCAATAAGCGCATCTTCCAGATCCCTCCGTGCCATCTGTCCGATCAGGCCATTCCGTTACTGAATCAGCTTCGCGCAGCCATGCAGGAGATCATGGGGATCAGGCCGGAACTGACAGGCGGCGGGGTACCGACTGCCACATACCGAGAAGCCAAGCAAAGAAAAGACCAGGCGCTCGCGCAGCTCGCCCCACAGGCACAGGCTATGCGCGATGCTGCCGAGGATATGGCGCGTATTCTCGTGAACCTCCGGTCGAAGTACGGCTCGGGCACCGTGAAGGCGCAGCGCAAGGGCGCCTACGGAGCCGAAACCGACGTGGCGGACATGGCGGATCTCAGAAGCTCCGGCTGGCACGCGGAATCGGACGATCAGTTTCCGCTCACGCTGTCCGACCAGCGCGATGCCGTGTACAGTTTATTGAAGGATGGCATGCCGATCGAGATCCAGCAGGCATTGGGCATCCTCGACCCGCTCAATATCGAAACCCTGCTCGAATACCTCCAGATCAGCGGGTTCACCAGCGCTATTTCGGAACAGAAACAGAAGACCATCCGCTGCATCGATTTACTGCTCGAAGCGCAGCCGATGCCCGGAGCGCCGGGGCCGGACGGACAACCGGGACCGCCGCAGCCGTCCATCCCGCCCGACCCGTTCGATAACGCGCAACTGGTCGCGACCATCATGTCCCGCTGGCTGGTTTCGCCCGTCGGCCAGAAACACGCCGGGACGCCTGGGTACGCCAACGTTGTCGCTTCGTGGGCCGCTTACAATGCGCTCGCGCAACCGCCGCAGATACCGCAACCACCCGCTCTCAAAGGGAGTGTTTCGTGGGCCGGGAAACTGGAAGATTTCCCATCCCTGGTTCCGGAGATACTGGAGGGTGCCGGATTGCCGCCGTCTCCTGCGCAGGCACCTGCACCGGCGTTGCCGCCGCCCGGACCGCCTCC